GGACAATGTGCAGTACAGGTTGTTTATTCAATAGATAAAACAAGAATAGTTGAGTGCAACCACTTTCCTGTTGAAACTTTACGAAGCGGTAAATGTAATGAAGATGGCGAAGTAGAAAATTATTTTTACGCTGAAGACTGGACAAAAGTAAATCGCCAGAACAAACCCTTAGAAATACCTGCTTTTGGCTTTGGTAATGGAGGAGAAGAAATACTATACATCAAACCATACAAAACAGGCTTTTACTATTATAGCCCCGTAGACTATCAAGGAGGGCTTCAGTACTGCGAATTAGAAGAAGAGATATCTAACTACCATTTAAATAATATAATGAATGGTTTAGCACCGTCGATGCTTATTAACTTTAATAATGGGACACCGACCGAAGACGAGCAGAGAGATATTGAACGAAATATACAAAACAAATTTGGCGGGACATCGAACGCTGGTCGGTTTATCCTATCATTTAACGATAGCAACAACTACGGTGCAACTATTACACCGGTACAATTAAGCGATGCACATAACCAATATCAATTTCTTTCAGATGAGAGTATGAAAAAGATAATGGTATCACATAGAGTTATAAGCCCTATGCTTTTAGGCATTAAAGATAATACTGGATTCGGTAACAATGCAGACGAATTGCAAACTGCTACTATCTTAATGCAAAATACAGTTATTAAACCATTTCAGAACCTAATTATTAAGGAGTTTGATAGAATTTTAGCCTTTAATGATATTAGTTTAAACCTATATTTCCAAGAATTACAGCCTTTAGACGTAAATAACGAGCTAACAATAACGGAAAAAACCAATACAATCATTGACGGTATCAATTCATTATCGCCTTTGGTAGCAAATAAGGTATTAGAATCAATGACAAGTGAAGAAATTAGAGCATTGGTAGGATTAAAAAGTGTTATTATAGCAAAAACACCTATTGAAACTGCTACTTTAAGCGAACATACTATTGACCTTTCACAATACGGTGAAGACATAGATTTAAACGAGTGGGAATTGGTAAGTGCTGAACCCGTAAACTACGAAACAGAAACAGAATTAGATGCACAAACAGAAAATTTAAACGCTACTTTTTTGGCCGAGGTGTCAACAGGAACTGCAAGAACTAAAAGCGTTTCAGGACAAGACACAAAATTATATATTACACGATATAGATACGGCGGTAATGCATCACCAGAAAGACAGTTTTGTAAAAAAATGATGAGTGCTAATAAACTTTACCGAAAAGAGGATATAGAAGCAATGAGCCAAAACAATGTAAACCCAGGATTTGGTATGAACCCAAACCCAGACCAACCTTATGATATATTTCTTTGGAAAGGTGGTGGCAAGTTAAGCGATGCTTTTCCATTCGGAACTTGCAAACATTTCTGGGTTCGTGAAATGTATAGAAAAATAGGAAGCGGTAAAAATACAGCAGCACAACCATCAACACCAGCGGATGTAAGAAGAGCGGGAGAGATAGCACCAACTAATAACCCTAAAGCGTACATTGCTCCGCACGATATGTAATTATGACAACACTATTTATCACACCAAAAGACCTAAAAGCAAATACTATAATTAACGGAAATGTTGATATAGATTCTTTTATTCATTTCATCAAAATTTCGCAGCAGATGCATTTGCAGAACTATTTAGGGACTAAATTATACGATGCTATTACTTTAAAAATAGATACTACAACTTTAACAGGTAACTATCTTAATTTGGTTTCTGATTATGTACAACCTATGTTGATTCACTTTGCAATGGTGGATTATTTACCATTTGCAAACTATCAAGTTAGAAACGGTGGCGTATTTAAACACCGTACAGATAACAGCGAAAACGTTTCAAAAGAGGAATTAGATATCCTGGTCCAAAAGCACAGAACGTTTGCTGATTTTTACGCTAAACGATTTGTTGATTATATGGCTATAAATGCGAGTGCTATGTTTCCAGAATACTGGACCAATAGTAATTCAGATATGTATCCAGATACTAAACCAAACCCGATAGGATGGGTATTATAAGATGGAAAAGGAAAAACCAAAAGAACCGAAACAACTAACCTACAAGGTTAAGGCTAAAAATATAGAAAAAATGAACGAATATTTAAACAAAAATAAAAATGACAAGTAAGAATTTAGAAGTATTAGCGGTAAATGGTACGATATTCGGACTATCATTTACAAGTATTGAAAGCACAATGAAATTATTGCTTTTATCACTTTCAATAATTTACACCACAATAATGATTTATAAACTTTTAACTAAAAAAGAAGATGCAAATAAGTAAACATTTAACATTAGAGGAATGCACACGATCAGCGACTGCGGATAAATTAGGAATAGTAAACAACAACCCTAACCAATCAGTAATTGATAATATGAAGTTACTAGCTGAAAAGGTATTTGAACCAATTAGAGAGCATTTTAAAGCACCAATACACGTAACAAGTGTCTATAGAGGTTTAAACTTAAATCAAGCCATAAAAGGCAGTATAACAAGTCAGCATTGTTCAGGACAAGCTATGGATATTGATATGGATTCAAAAGGCAAACCAACTAACAAAGAAGTGTTTGACTATATTCGAAAGAATTTAGAATTTGATCAGCTAATAAATGAATTTGACTGCAGCTGGATTCACGTTTCCTATGTGAAAGGTAAAAACAGAAAGCAAGTATTAAAAGCAAAAAAAGTAAACGGAAGAACAACTTATGAAACTTATAAATAAATATATAGATATGCCAAACTTAGATAAAATACCAAAACCAGTGCAGGAGTTGTTAGATTCAGCAGCAACAGAATATTCAAGAAGCGAAGCAACAACTAATGCAGGAAGAATATTAAGATTTATTTGCAGGTTTATAAAGCCTACTACTATTATTAAAATGTTTGCACACAAGTTAAGCAAATAGCTTTTTTAGTTGTTTTAAGGTAAGATAATGTATTTTTGGTATATTGATATAGTTTATATTTTATCGTTTGTTAAACAGCCTTTAAATGCGTTTGTAATTATTTTTAAAAATAAATTGAAAAAAGTATTTATAATTAAAAAATAGTTTATATATTTGGTGAATCAATTAGGGTGCAACCTATTGATTTAGGTTGCCTTAATTAATAACCTAAATACCCTATCAGGACTCGCACCCTCTTGATGGGGTTTTTTATTTATAAGAAATTCTAATAAGTTGTATCCGTTTGAACTTTAAAAACAAACTCCGTATATTGAAGTGATTTGATAGTAGGCGGTGCAGTAATGCAAAAGGTAATATCTAACGGTTGTAAATAAAAAATCCCGCTCTAACTTAGCTTGTTAACGGGTGCTACATTCCGAAAGGTTAAAATACAACTGAACTAAACAGCCATTCCGAAAGGAGAAGTAAATAAGAAATTGGCGTAGCAGGAAAGTGTAGATATTGCTTTATTAATTGAATAGGGAATTAATCAATGTTAATTTAGGGTTCTGGTCCTAATGTAGCATAAAAGCGAAGCTATGATTAAAAATAAAAAAAACAACTAAAAACTAAAACACAATGAGCAAAAAGAAAAACACCGAAATACACAAACTATACTGCATTAGTCAGCTACTATTAGAAAGCCTTGACGAACTTAAACCAACATCAGCTAAAATGGTAAAGTTTAAAGCCGATTTAATAGGGCTTTGCGAAGCTTTAAATGATGACGTAGCAAATACATACACAGTTCAAAAGAGCACATACTTTCACGATATGACTAAAAAAATAGATACAGTTGTAAGACACGAATTTAACGATAAAATGTAATGAAAGAAATCAAGTTGAAGAAATGTAAAGTTTGCAGTCAAAAATTTGTACTAGAAAGGTTCAACCAACAAACCTGCGATTATAAGTGTGCCATTCAACTTGCAAAGAATAAACAGAAAGATAAAGAGCAAAAAGAATGGAAGGCAGAAAAGGCTATTTTAAAAGATAAACTTAAAACGCTGGGACAATATGAAGCAGAAGCAAAGAAAGCCTTTCAAAAGTGGATTAGAATGCGTGACGATAAACAACCTTGCATTAGTTGCGGTATACAACAAACTGATTTGTGGGATGGTGGCCACTATAAAAAAGCAGAAATATACAGCGGTGTTATATTCGATGAAAATAATTGTCACCGCCAGTGCCGAAAGTGTAACAGGTTCCTGAATGGAAATGAACTAAATTATAGGCAAGGTTTAATTCAAAGGTATGGTATTGATTTTGCGGACCAGATAGAACAAAAAGCAAATGAGACCAGAAACTACAAATTTACAAAAGAGGAATTAATAGCTAAAAAATTAAAATACGATATACTGATAAAAGAAATAAAGTAGTATATTTGTATATCATAAATATTGTGTTTTTAAATGGTTTTAGTGAACCCGAAAGATCCTCCGCAGAAATGCCGAGGATTTTTTTTTAAAAATAATTCACTTTTTTCTTTTTTATAAACAATTTTTTTATATCTTTGGACTTTATTAATCACTAAAACACTAAAAAAATGAAAATTACAGTAAAACAAAATCAAGATTTCAAAGACTTTAAAGATGTTTACATTGACAGCAAATTATTAGGTTCTGTTATGGCAAATGATATAATGAATGCTAACGAATGTTATGAATCACTAAAAAACAATTGGGAAATTGATAATATGGAATATCAAAATGATTTACAAATACAAAACATTTAATTATGAAAGCAAAAACACAAATCAAAATAGGCGTAATTATAGCAGTTTATTTTATCACAAGAATTTTAATCAATATTTAATCACTAAAACACAGAAATTATGAATGAGAAATTAGGAGAGTACATAGCATTAGGTTTGGACACAAACAGATTCTGGCATTTAGATATATCAGAATACAATATTAATGTACGAGGTATTTACACAACAGCATTAAAAAATTATGTAATATCAATGGGATTTGAGAAATACGATTGGTTGTATGGTGAAAATCCATTAGAGTTTGAGTACAAGAAAGGTAATTGTAGAATATTATTAAGTAAGTAATGAAAAAGTTTGAACTAAAAACTATACAGAAATGAATTTCTTGGTGAAACAACCAAAGAAACACAAGCCAAAATTGATGCTGGTATTTACAGACTAATTGACTTGAATTAATAAAATGGGGAGCAGTATCCAAACAACTGCAAATTTAACCACTAAAACAAAGCAAATGAGCAGACAAAATGAAAACTGGAGTACAAAGGAACTGGTAAATTATTTGAGCCAGTCAAATGAGGCATTAAGAATTGAAAATGCCAGATTAATGGACGAGAATGAAAGGCTAATTATGAACATTGAAGTTCACGATGCAGAAGTTATTTCAAACGGAATGAACCACTATTACCAATTTATGAATCAATTTAATTACACACTTAAAAAATCTTAATTATGGAAACTGTAAAGTATTTATACAATGAAGAAACAGGAACTAATTACTGCGAAGTAATATTTAAACTAACAACTGAAAGATTAATAACACCAAACGACTATCACAGGATAATGTCAGTGCTTATAAATGAGATTAAACAATTAGAAACTATAAAACAATAACAATGGAAAAATTAGAATTAGGCGAAAAGCTATCAAAGATTCAGTTTGAATTTAAAGCCAAAAAGAGCAAGTATAACTCATTTGGCAAGTACAACTTTAGAAGTGCTGAAGATATTTTAGAAGCATTAAAGCCAATGAACGAAAAATACAAGGTTTACTTCACGATCAATGAGCAATTAGTAAACGCTAATCCACCAATGATGAGTTCAGTAGCTACCATTTGCGATTGTGAAAGTGGTATGACAATAGATTGCCAGGCGGTAGTAGGAATTGATTTAGAACAGAAAGGAATGGCAATGCCACAGAGATACGGTTCTGCTTCAAGTTACGCTAAGAAATACGCATTAGGCAACCTTTTACTGATTGATGACACAGCAGACGCAGATGCAACTAATAACCATTCAAGTGTCCCAAAAAACGAGCCAAAAGAAAAACCATTTTTAGTTGAAGGAACAGAAGCATATAAAAAAGCTATTGACTACATCGCTGGAGGTGGTGAACTATCAATTATCGAAACAAAATATAAATTAACAGCCGAAGTTAAAGAGGCATTAACAAAAAAATAAAATGGATGCATTAAAAAATTTGATAGGAAAAAAGGTAGAAGTTTATTGTACAGTAGTTGATGATGATTTTTTTTCATTTGAAGGTAACGAAAATTTAGATTACGCAATAATACAGGGAAATAAATGTATAAGTTTTAATGCAGAAGTAATTTCTATTGAAATTGATGATTATTATTTTTATGAAAAACAGGAACAAATATATATTACAGTTTATGTTAAACCAATTGGAATTGTTCCAGTTGGAATTGATGAATGTG